AACCGCCCCTTGGGACGGTTGAGTAGACACTTTGTCAACTGGTTGCGACGCTTCCTTGCTTGACGCAATGCTTGTGGTTTAAGATGACGCTTCTTTTCCTTCTTGGAATGATGCTGCCAGTTAGGGGTTGTCATTATTCCTCCTGAGTTATGACTGAGAAGTTTTGTTTTTTCTCTACCTTTAAAGTAGATGCAAATTTATCCTGTAAGGATTCTGTCTTATGAGAGATAACAAATACATTTGTTTTATCAGAAACAGTGTGTAGAATTTTGAGGAAGTCATCAGTACCAGATGTATCTAAACTGCTATCAAAGATTTCATCTAAGATAAGAAGATTAGTATTGGCACTGTTCTTCATCTTAGCAATAGTTCTCCATGTGAATAAGAGTGCTAAGTCTATTCTCATCTTCTCTCCTTCAGAAAAGGATGCGTATGAGAACTCATCTCTAAATCTAGACTTGATAGTTTCTAAAAAATTCTCATCAAGATTAAAGGACACATAGAAATCTAGCTCCTTGAGATACCTATTTATGAGTTGATTCATAACTGGAAGGTACTTCTTTATTATTGTACTCTTTATTCCTGTATCTCTGAGCATGTTTGTGACAGTATTGTAGTTGTCACGCACTTTCTTTTCGTCAAGTAGGGATTCCTCTACCTTCAGTCCATCCTTTGCCAACTCTTTAAGTTTATCTTTCTCTTGTTTTAAACTACTGCTACTACCAGTTGCTTCATCTATTTTCCTTTCTATTGCTTTTATCTGACGTTTACGATATTGAGTCTCTCGTTGTGCTTCACTAATTGCTTGCTGTGTTCTAGATAATTCTTTTACAATATCATTCTTCTTTGATATCTTCACTAAGATATCATCTAACTCTCCTCGGAGTTTTTCTGCTGCTTCTTCAACTTCCTTGAGTTGATCAGTAATTCCAGATTTCTTATTAGTTCTAAGTTCTTCTGTGATTGCTTGCTGACAAGTCGGACAATGTTCATTGGATTCAAAAAATTTGTACTCTTTCTTAAATGCTTTCTGTTTGTCTTTAAATCTACTTTCGTATAAACGCAGTTGTGACAGACTGGCATCAACATTTTGATAATCTTCTAAAGACTTCTCATATGATTTAGACAAGTCGAGGTCTTTATCTACAAGAATTGTAATATCTTTTATCTCTGTCTCAAGATTTATTATCTCACTTTTACGTCGTGCTGTATTAGCATTGGATTGTTCTTTAAGATGTGCAATCAATGATTGCTGTGTCTCTACTTTGTTCTTTGCCAGTTCAAATTGATACTCAACCTCTCTAATAGTATCTTTGATTCCTTTGACACGTTCTTTTAAAAGACCATTCATAGTTGAGAAGATACGAATGTCTAGAAGATCTTCTATAACCTCTCTTCTATTGGGAGGAGTGAGTTGCATAAATGGAACAAAGCAAGATGATCCTAAGACCACCACCTGAGTAAATGATTTATAATTCAACCCCAGTATACTTTGTTCCAGATATTTTTGCTGCTCCACAGAGGATGCTTCCTCTTTGGTTTTTATGCCATTGAGATAGATTTCAAACACATTAGGTTTTCTCCCTCTGCGTACCATGTATTCACGTGAACCAATAGTAAAGTCTAACTCAACTAGTAGATCCTTTTCGTTTACAGCATTGACCAATTGGGAAATTGTAATCTTACGAAAAGGTTTGTTGAATAATGCATAGCACATGGCATCCAAGAATGTGGATTTACCAGCACCGTTAGCACCAACAATCAAAGTAGCAGGACTTGCATCCAGTCGTATTTCACTAAAAGCATTACCAGTTGAAAGGAAATTCTTCCAACGAATCGACTTAAAAATAATCATTCAGACAAAAATTATTCTCTTACATAAGGAGGTACAATTATATCATCACGAGAGATAACATAATATTCGTGTCCATGTTTAACACAAGAATGAATAATCTCTCGATCATCCACTTCTACTACAGACATATCTGGAAAGTCATCAGCTTCCAGAAGTCCAGCATAGCGTACTGCATCGTCTTTGTCAAGGAACATGTAAACCATACGTTTATTATTATCAGTTTCTATAGCGTATGCACCTTCTTTTTCTTTACCAGCAACTGCTAGAATGTACATCATACCAGCTCCAGTGCCTCAACATATAATGATTTTAAAATATTTTTAAGTGCATCCTTATCAGAATGTTCCATATCATCGACGTACCTCTCCAGTATTGTTAAGGTATCCTCCTTCTCTATATCTATCTCTTCGCTAAGGTCTTGCTCGAACGATGGGTCTTCAATAACTTTAACTTCATGAACACCCGCAGCGTATAACTGATTAATAAAACGTTCAAACTTATCTACTTTAGTTTTCTTTTCTACAATGATCTTAATAAACGTATGTGCATACTCATGAAACTTAAACATACCAGCGTTGATCTGATCTTCATGATAATATATCTTTTGATATATTTCATATGGATTTAGGATATATTCTAATTCTAAAGTTTCAGTATCAAAGATATGAAATCCACGTCTGTCTTTATAATCATTCCAATAGATTTGATATGGATTACCAAGATATGATATGTTACCTCTAGTGCTCTTGCGATGGAAGTGACCTGAGAATACTTTCTTGAAGTGCCTGTATGGTGCTGTACTGTCACCGTGATCCATGATGTAACCACGGTGTGCTTCAAACCCATTGAGTTCTAGATGACCCATTGCCACAGAGCATTTGGAATCTTCAATTTTTTTATAAGTTTCTTCTGAGTTCTGTTGATTGATCCAAGGTATGAATAGAATAGGCAACCCACCTATCTCTACCTCTGTTGCCTTATTGTAGATATGAATATTATTATACTCGCCAACAATACCATCAAGAGTGTTAACGTCATTTGTATCCTTAAAATATGCTGTGTGATTACCTACAAGAGAGTGAACTGTGATGCCCATATCTCTTAACTTATCAAAGTATTCTGTCTTACTCCAGTTTGCTGCCCAGAGATCTAGAGTCCTACGATTATCATAGGTATCTCCTAAGTCTAATACTGTGTCGATCCCGCGTTTTTTTAGGGTAGGAAAAAATACATTAGTATAAAACTTATTAAAGAAATCATGGAAGACACGACTAGATTTCCTCGCACCGAAGTGTTGATCTGTTATTATTGCTATCTTCATCTAGACCTCATGATAGGAGGAATCTTACCTGACATACCCATACCAAAAAAATTAAGAGTAAGTCTTGGTTTAGTGCCAAATGTTTTTACTCCATGATAAGTTTTACTATTGAATAGAACCAATCTATTGTAAACATTTTCTACTGTTACTGTCTCTGTAAATTGATCCATCATAGCATTGAATGCCTCATCATATTCTTCATCTGGTATTTCTTCTCCTAAGTAATGTCTTTCTTTTATTTTTAATTCGCTTAGATACTGGTTAGAATATCCGTGCTTTGCTTTGTAAATTGATGTACCTGTATTAGGTTCTGGGTTCTTTGACAAGTATACTATACCACCAAAGTGTGTGTCAATGTCTTGATGTACCCAACCACGGTTCTTGTTGCCCTCAGCAAATGGTCTGATGTTCTGGAAATGACATTGCATTGTCCATCCTTCTGGGCAAGTGTCATGGAATAGAAGATGAATTTTCTGTCCAAAATATGTAAAGAGACGATGGTTTAAAACGTGGAGTTGTTTTGTTCTAGTACCTGGCCAGTTGCCTGTATCAGGAGAATAGTATTTAAAACTTTCTGCTACTTCTACTATATCATCAGGGTTATCAAAAAAATTATCTACAATAGTTATAGGGTAGGTCACTTAATCTTTATCTGCACGTTCTCCTTAATAGTATTATAGTCGGAAGATCCAGTTTTGTCATCTGTGTGGAAGGCAACTTCATATCCTGACTTATCTAGTATTTTATTTTTAATTTCTAGTTGACGTTTTTCTTTCTGTATCCTTCTTAGAAATGCATAGTATATAATCTGAGTAAAGTAAGCAAAGGGGTTCTTACTTTTATCTGGATTAAAGTTTTGAATATATTGTACGCAGTTCTCAATGCCATCACATATCATATCCTCACGAAACATGTAGTTGACAAAGTTTGGTTTGTATGACAGGTGTGTTGCTATCTTTAAAAAACACTCACCAATGTAATTACTAATCTGTGGACGTTTCTCTCCCGCTTCTTCTGCTCTAGCACATTGTGCTTTGAAGATTACAAGTGCTTCTAGAAACTCTTTATTGTTGACGTAGTGCTCACTCTGTACCCTTTTTCTTTTCATCTTGGAGGTCTTTGTTAGTTATATTTTATAGGAAATATTAGCGATTGTCAATAGGGGCTTGACAAACCGTAAAATTGTCTGTAGACTCTGAGTGTGCTCTTTCAAGGATTGGTCTGGTCCTTATTATAAGAGTTCTCTAGAGAGACTCTTGCTTCATCGACTGTAGATATTCTTCCTTTACCCTCTGGTATCAGATCTCCATTTAGTTTCCGTAGAGACATAGCATAGAATACTTGAACCTCTGCGTCAACTTCTACTATAGTAATAATTTTATCTTTAGGTATTATAAACTGTTCTTCTTTAGAGAACTTCATCCATGGAGATACCTTTGCTCCTGCTTTATTGCCTGACATAAGAACCTCTTCCACTTCTATAGGGTTGTCTACGATTAGATAGTCTCCGTTATCATCTCTTACGGAAGTAACTATTGAGAGTAGTTCCTCTCCAGACACTAACTTCAATGCTGCTAAGAATTCTGCTTTATCCATTTTTACTCCTGATGGGGACATCAATGAATTCATAATCAAAGTTTTCTTCATTGTATATTTTGACTCGCTCAATTAAATGATTTAGTGTGTAGTTTTTATTGCGACCCTTAGAGATATCATCAGCGATATCATACAGAGTAGCTTTGGTTTTGTGGTCGCCCTTCCTAAGAACACGACCAATGCTCTGAAGGTTTCTTATCTTGCTTTTACTAGGCGATGCAAAGACAACATTATGTAAATTCCTAATATTAATACCAGTGCTGAAAGTCCCATAAGACGCTACTATAATTGAATCAGTTGTAGTCTCTGCGATCTGTCTTGCCTGTTCACGGTCTTCAGTATCTATACCACCATGGACGAGGAAGACTTTACGGTTATCCTCTACTTTATTATTTATTAACTCAAAAAGGGGCATACCATGCCGTTCAACGTAGTTGAACAGGACGAGGGTATTACCAGATAGGTCACAAACTAGGTTGCGTATGAATTTATTTCTTCTATCATGCTCTACAATATAGTCCATCTCTTCTTGATAAGTATCAAATGGTTTCCTACCATGTTTAAGGATAAGAACTTTTATTTGAAACTCAGATAGATGTCCATCTCTGATAAGTGTTTCTGTTCTAGTAACCTTGTTTACACTACCAAATACACCTTCGAGTACAAGACGGTTTGTTTCAGTACCATCTAATGTACCTGTAAAACCAACGCGATATTTACAATCATACAATTTATTCATAATACTAGTCAAAGACTTTGCTTTGAATAGATGTGCTTCGTCACCTATGATGGCATCGAACTGTTCAAAGTATACCTTCGGCAATTTATATACTGACTGCCATGTGGTTATTATCACATCTTTGTCAGAATCAGGGTTGATACCACCACGGACTCTATGGCAATGAGTATTCACATCCCACCCATAGTCTTTGAAGTCCTTGTACATCTGCTCAACGAGAGATGTAGTTGGAACTACTATCAATGTCTTTAAATTTTTCAACTCCCAAAAACGTGCGAGAGCATAGATCATAAGAGATTTACCAGAACCTGTAGGCGATAGAAGTAACTTGCGTCTGTGTCTTAACGCTTCGTATATTCCTTTGTACTGATAGTCTCTGACCTTGTGTGGTAATCTTAGTGTCTTTATCCAGTCTCCTATCCCTTCGGGGGTAACGAATTCATCCACCTCTGATGGAAGACCATAGTGTTCATTGTCTCTATGGATAATCTCGTACCCTCTTTCTTCACAGAATGAAGTAATATAAGGGAGAAGACCAACATAAATCTCACCTGTACCTGGACTGAATAGTTTAATTTTTCCATCCCAGAACCTCTTCTTGTACGCTGACATGAACTTTGCCTGAG